CTAGTTCTTTTGCTTGATCAAAGTATCTGTAAGATTTTAAACCAAGTTTTAGTTTCTGCATTTTTTTATCAACATGATTGAAAAGTTGTTGATGAGTTTTAACAACATCTTGTTTTGCAGTATTAAAATTACAAAACCATAAATAGTTTTCATGATTTGTTATAAATCTTCTGCTAGAACAATAATCACTACCGATAACCCAAATTTTAAAATCATTGTTCCACTCATCAATAGGTTTCATTTCAGATTTGCTTACGTCATTACGACTACCATAACCCAAAAATTTATTAATTTGACTTTCAGTATTGTAATAAGTTGGATTTCTTTTTTCATAGTTGTCGGCAAGTCTTACATCATAATCTGCGTCAATGCCTTTTGCTTTTATTTCATCACGATAATAAGAAGTTAAGAAATCTTTATCAGCGTCAAACTTAACATGAACATCTTGTTCTCTTTCAACCATATCGCCATGATAATCTTTTTCAAGTTTCTTTTGATCTGATTGAATATGAAAACAATTATCTTCATAAAGTTGTCCACCATTTCTTTCGCCATACTTATTAATCATTGATCTAATTGTATCAACATCTTCTTGAGGGTGGTGCGACCTTACAAGTTCATTTATTCTTGCTTTCGCAATCTCTCTCATGTCTTGATACTTTTTTATACTATCTGACCATGCTTTCTTAAATTTTGAATTTAATTCAAAATGATCTTGAAAGACATCAGCAATCACTTTTCGCTTATCTGCGTTAAGTGTTATTCTTTTTTGTTTTTGCATAGTTGTTTTTTCCTTTCTATATCCTATATATTCCTAAACTAATTGTACTTATATGTCAAATAAAAAAATAATTATTTTTTTTGTTTCTGCCTTATTTTTGCCACATTAGTATGGGATTATCCCAATATGAAAGGAATAAATAATATGGAACTAAATAAAACATTCAAGATAACTTTTTGGGCAAAGAAACACAAAAAGCATATCACAAGAAATGCAAAGTGGACTGAACTTTGCAGATACTTTACATCTAAAGATGGTGTACCTTGCATGACTTATTATGACTTGGACAACAACGGATACAGAACTGCAACTACAACTTGGAAGGTGCAATTATGAGCAGAGAAGTTTTTGATGATGATACATTGCTCGAAGGTTTTAAAAACCTTCGAGATATTATTCAGGCGCAAAAAGAATTAAATGAAACTTTTCACAAAAGATTAAAACTTTTGGAAGTGTCACAATTTAAACAACCTTTAGTGTTAACAAAGGAGATGGAAGTTAAGAATTAAGCTAATGCAGAATTAAAGCTGTAGGCTATAATGGGACAGATCCAGTGTCACACCACGCTCCTTGCGTCGTCTTCACTGGATGCTGATCCCTGGTCTATCGTACGCTTTGCAAAGCGTTTGCGCTGTGTGTGTCTCGAGCTCCACTACAGACATTCAACGATAGACCTGGGATCAGTCCGGTTGTGCGGTGCTTACTCGAAAGAGAATAGCAACTACACCTGGCTGGTCCAGTTTAGAAAGGTTCTAAAGTAGAGCTTCAAGCTTCAAGCGGCAAGCGTCAAGCCTTGACAGGTGACGAGCTCTATAGTATAGGATTATAAAGGAGAAAAGAATTATGAAAACAAGTGAAGCATTAAAAATTGTCGGAGGACTTTCAAAGCCCTCAAAGATGCCTGGATGGGCCTACGGGTTACCAGCTGCCGAATGTAAAACAGGCTCAAAGCTTGCTAAGATTCCTGGCAGCGTCTGCAGTGGCTGCTATGCATTAAAAGGTTGCTACGTGTTTCCAGTTGTTCAGGCTGCGCAGTACAGAAGACTCGAGGCCATCCGAAGCCCGCTCTGGGTTGGAGCAATGGCGCTATTGATTAATTCAAAAAAATCAAAAGAGTTTAGGTGGCATGACTCCGGCGACGTCCAGGACGAAGAGCACCTATTAAAAATATTTGCTGTCGCTAAGCTCACGCCGCAGGTGAAGCACTGGATGCCAACGCGGGAGGCATGGGTG